TCTCAAGAGTTCCCGTCACACCTGCAACGCTGGACGTCGTGAGGTTGCCACCAAAGATCGAGCAGTTGGTGGCATTTTGCTCCAAGAAGACCGTACCTTCGGTGATTGTCAGTGTGGTCACAGGTGTAATGCACCTGATATCACCTCTTGAGGAACCAAGCATCCTTATCTCAGTCACGCTCGCATTAACTCCTTCGATGGTGACTGTGCCGTTGAGTCCGCTGCAAAGCAATTCTGTGATGCTGGTGCTTGCGCTGTCCTTCAACTTCAAGAAAGAACTTGACGTACTGCCGCCAGTCACGCGGAAGTCTGTCCACGTTCCAGTCATGAAAGCACTGACACCTCCAGATGAGAAGTCACAGAGCGGACCATCAATGTCTAGATAGTTGTCCGCGTCGCCAATCGTACCAAAAAAGAGGCTGCCGATTTTGAGTGTGATGTTCGTCAGGCTCGTCTCAGAACCAACGATCTTGTCTGTGCTTGGTCCAGTGTTGATGATCAAAGTGTCACCGTTTGATGGTGTGTCACTACCGCCCCAGTTATCTGCGTCAAGGAAGTCTTTGTCATTGCCTGCTTGTCCGCCGGTCCAATTGAGAACTGCCATCACTGAGACTCCTTTTTTGGCATCAACTTATTGAGAAGATCTTGCCTTCGCTTGCATCCACAGCCTTTGCTCTTCAACAGACGAAGCGGTGTCTTGTTGATATATCGGGCAACCGTGTCACCTAGTCCAACGATCTCATTTCGGCCCGATTCTTGGCACGCTTTGCATTGCTGCTCTGTTGGGCTTGAGTGTCGGGCCAACCCACACGACCGGCCCCCAGAGTAAATAGTCAGATACTTACAACTCATGACACGTCCAAGATGGTCAAGCCTTGCGTAATGGCAGTTTGTGCTGGATCAAAGCCGTACTTCTTATCCAAAGGTTTGTGGAATCCATACGCAGGGTTTCCCATGTTGACAAGAGAGAATGATCGTGAAGAGTCGTAGCCAATGTGCGGGTAGTTCTTTGTTCCAAATACTTGAAAATTGGTCGCATTTCCGTCTGTCAATCCAAAGCTTGGAACCCCCCCAGAACCAACACCGGGACAAGCACTATCAAAGCCGAGCATCCTGTTCATCGTGACAAACTTTTTCTCGAGTGCTTCGTCGCCTTTGTATGAACCGCAACCGAATCCGGGACTGTCAGTACCGGGCAAGCAGCCAGCGATATTTTCAACCACGTTCCCATATGTGTTGCTGCGATGAAGACCAGCCTTGTAAGGTGTGCCGGTTCTAACGGTTGCAGAGAGTTCTCCTGTTTTATACTCACCATAAGAGCTGCTGGTTGACAGGTTGCTGATGTAGTAAAAAGGGATGCTTGGCACTTGTACCACTAGGTCTAGGTCAGGGTTCGGGCTGTTGTCCCGCTGGTATCTGATCAAGGTGTCTGTTGATCTGTATCCAAATTTCAGAGTCGCCGATCCAATGACGGGCTGATCGTCAAATCCTGTCACGACTGTTGCACCTGATACGCTATCTGTTCCCGTCACTGGTGCTGTATTACCACCAAGAGCAAACTTTTGATAGGTGACAGATTTCTCTCTTTCTTCGATTGGCGGCAATCCTAAAGTGCCGGTTGCCACCTGTGTGTAGTAATCAATCGTGATGCTGTCAGGGAATGGTGCGGTAAAGTCTAAGAGTAATGAAGGGAATGGATCATCTCCAAAGTAGATGAGTTGCTCAGGTATGACACATTCAATCTTCGGGTTGTATGCCCTATGGATGGTGCGCTGTGTTGGCGGGGTTCCGGGTGGCAGATCATTTCCGTCTGCGTCCACAAAGTTGTCAACCACTGAAGCCTGCACAAGAGCAGGGTTTGCATTGAATTGACCACCAAGAAAAAAGAACCCTCCTTCATCTAGTTGCATGATGAGGTCAGGGTCCTCATCGTCTGTTTCTGTGTTTGGCAGTTTGAAGAGAATCTTGTATCCGGGCTTCTCCTGCAACTCTTGAAGCGTGAAAGCTTGAAGATTTTCAAAAGATCCCATCGTCCAACCATGGTGTCTAAGAGACTCGATGTTGCTTATGTTGGTCTTGCCCGGAATGGTTCCGTCAGGGAACATGATGCTCTGAAATATAGATTCACTCGGAACCATGACCAAGGCATCGGTCAAACCCAAGACAATCGGAATCTCACCTGTTGACGCTGGCCCACCGTCGTACAAGGGTGTCTGGAGTGTAAGTTCCTCATCAACCTCAATATCTATATAGAACGAGAACTCACCAGCCACGAACACTTCTTCGGGGATAGGTATTACTGGTGTGACTTGTACGTACCTTCCGACCTTGCCCTCACAACAGCACTGCCTCCTGAAGTCCATCAGCCACAAACTCCGTCGATGTTTACACCTGAATAAAAGAATCCAATCACGCGCTGACTGCCTTCTTCGTCTGAGTCTTTGCAGCTCAACAGCGTGAGCATGACAAGCGGCCCGTCACAAGTTCCAGATTCAAGGGGTTCTCCTTCACTGCCAACAGGTTCATCACTATTGACCGAAGGCATGACTCCAGATTTCTCTGGATACCCAGACAAGTTTACCCCTTGGATAGAACCGCTGCGCGTATCAGGTAGACCAACCTCGGACCCATTGAAGGCAGGCGTATAGTTCTCGTCATCAGGTGTCCCGCTGACTCTCGCACTGTTGAAGGTCGAGACAGTCAAGCCGCCCGATCTGCTGTACTGAACAGACACTTCTTCCCACTGGTATTCGTATTGGCGTCTTGGATCTTCGTATCCGCTTGGGAAGTTTTCAAACTTCTTGAAGCCTTTGATCTTTGCCGGGAACGTTACGGGGTTCTGATCTCTGCCAGACTTTGCTAGTTGTGTTGCACTCGATGACAGTCCCTCTGTTACGTATATCGATTGCGACATCCTCGACCAAAGTTCTGGCGTAAACCGACCAAGACCTTTGGAGATTGGAGGTATGGCATTCATCAGATAGTGATCCCTAGTTGAAAGAAGCTGCGCTCCTCAGGGAAAGGCTGAACGGCCCGAACCTTGAAGGCGTGGTTGACGTATTTCTCGCCGCCATCGGAATCAGTCGAAGCACCAAGACGCACAACAAACTGGCCCTGCTTGTCTATGTCTCTGTCCGCCACTTGTATCTTGTGCCTGAACTCGTCGAACACCATTGAATGCGTGATCTGATAAGCCGACCCAGAACCAGAGTTTCCAAGGAATCGGGTATTCGCGCCGGTATACAACAGTTGTCCTTGTTGTGCGCCGAGGAAGGACGAGCTGTTTCTAGTGCCTGTTAGGTCCATAATTTTGTTGAAGTAACTGGATACGCTACTAGGCGACAGTTGTATTGTCATGTCGATGTTCAGCTTGGCTCGCGTCACAAGTACGCTTTGTGGATCTCCGCCACTGTCAACAGGCTCACCGCCGATGTCTGAATCTGTCTCAGCGATGGTGTTGAGCAAGTTTGATCTGCCGTTGGTTGTATCGCCAGCCCTCCGAAACTGGTCAACAAACGTGGCTTGTACGTCCATGTTCCAAACTTGACCAAAAGATATCTGCGTTCCGGGAGGTGCATCAGATCCGCTTTCTACTCCACCACCACCAGAGACCGGATCGATAGGCGCGTCAGTTGCATACTCAGCCGAAACCCTCCAGACACAAGGGTTGTCTTCGTCTCTTTGTGCTGTGACGTTTTTGCAAGTGATCAGGTGGAAGATCGGGTGTTCTTGACCTAAGAAGATGCCTGTTTGATTCAATGCAGTGAATGAGTCAGGTACGTCAGTTGCTACGTCGGAAGTAACGACGAAACTTCTGGTTGCCTTCCATCCAGAATTTGTATCAGCACTGATCTGACCAGATGATGACAGTTCTGTGGCGGTCACGCTCATGCGAAGACTCCGTTTGCGTTGCGGTCAATCGCTTTCAAGATATTGACCGTTGACTTCAGAAGGTTGGTTTGCTTCGGTGCTTCTTTGTCCGTGATGGTTGGAGGAGGAGGGGCTGCCGAAGATGATACGCCAAGACTGAAAGTTCCGATTGCTGTAGCACCAACTGCGGCAAGTTTCTTGCGCTGCTCTTCGATCTTCTGCTCAAACGCAAGCCGCTGCTGCTGCTCTCGCTTTGTTGCTTCTTGCTGCTTGAGAATCTCAGCCGCTTCTCTCTCGAGTTGCTTCTGACGCTCATCGGCGGCCTTGATTCTTTCTCGTTCTGCTTTGCGCTCAGCCGCCGCTGCTTTTTCTTTTTGTCTTACGATCTCTTTTTCTTTTTTCTCTTGCTCTGCCTTTGCCTGAGCAATCTGCCTCTGTTCCTCTGCTTGTTTGGCTGCTGCGGCTGCTGCTTCCTTTTCTTCTTCTGCTCTGATGGCGGCCTGAATTGTCAACTCTTTGATCTGCTGTGCTTCTTTTTCAAGTTCGTCTGCACGCCTAGACACAACGGCAGCACGACCGCCACCGCCTTCTTGCTTTGCGAACTCTCTGGCTTGCGCACGCAAGGCACGCACCTGTTCTAGTTGCGCCTGCAAGGTTGCCTCTGCTGCAAGTTTGGCAGACTCGACATCATTGCCAAGCAAGGTTTGAATCTGTGCCTGATTGCTCAGCGACTGAGCCGCAGCTGAGTTTGCAGCCTTGAAGAGTTCTTGTTCTCGACGTGTCGCCTCAAGGGCTTCTTGCAGTTCTTTGACCTCATCGGTCGCCAAGCCAAGACCTAAAGCCAGAGAACGACCAAAGTTGGCAAACTGGTTGAGGATTGGAACCTTCTGCAAGAAGGCGGCTGTGCCTTTGTCTAAACCGTCCAAGGCTCCGTTTGCTTCTTCAACCGCATCGGCTGCCGCCTTGAATCCATCAGCAAGGCCACCGATCAATTGAGCAGCAGCGGCGAAGCCAGCAATCACACCGAGCGAGGCTGACAGTTTTGACTGGAACTCTTGCACTCGACCAGTAGCTTCAAAGAATCCGCCGCTGGCCTTTTCGCCTGCTTGTGTGATGGCTTGATCGGTTGATGCAACCTTAGCCTTCGCCTTGTCTAGACCCTTCTCTAGTGGCTCAGTGTTTGCTTTTACTTTGACGGTCAGAGAACCGGCAGGAATGTCAGCCACGGCATCACCTCATCTTGATGAATTCATCAACCAGACCGAGCATGGCATCCCACTCTGGAAGCGTTAGATATATCGGGTCTCCAAGGCCGGGGAAGTAGTGGGCAATAAAAGCCCGCTCTCGTTGCCATTCACGCTTGACGAATGACAACCCCGGCCTCACCCCTGATCGCCGTTGATGATCTCCTCGACCTCTGGATCTACATCAACCGCATCATCGTCAGGCTCGAATGGATCCCACAACCCGCAGACGGCTGCCGACGCTCTTGCCAACTCCATCAAGTCAGACACGTCATCAAGTACGTCTTCATTGATTCCAGCACAACGCAGTGCTTCGGCAACAAAGAGCCGCCCGCCTAACTCGGTGTAAGCTTGGCGCTTCACCTCTGTTCCTGCTTCCCAAGCAGACCGAAGAGTTGACACTTGGGACATCGTCTGCTCGTTGTCCATCCCGACTGCGTTGCAATCGTCAATGGTTTGCTTGCGTCGATGCTCAAAGATCATATGGCCTACTGAGTGGATCTGATGAACCGTCAAACGCTCAACGCTGTACTCAGTTCCCAACAGGGATATCGTGACTTCTTTCTTCATTGGATTCCTCTCATAATGCGCGGCAGCGAGACAGTTGGAGCCGTCCAGTCTCGCCGCCGCTTGGTTTCAATACTGACCACACGATTGATATCGTGAGTCAAACGATAGAGACCCAGAGCGCAACGCTCTGCTTCTTCAAGTGTCCTAGCGGAACTGCCGCACTTCCTCGTGATGACTTTGCCGGTCTTCAACCCTCTGAACTGAACAACCGTGACCCAATCATCGGGCGACTTCGGCTGGTTCATCAGGCTGATTCATCCCATGTGAGGGTGATGTTGCCGGTGAACTCGCCGTCAAGACTGATGGATGCGTCTCCACCTTGGCTGCTGGTCGGTGACACGTTGCCGATGACCGCAGTTCCTGACCACATGCTGAGATTCTTGGTGGTTGATCCGGTTTGCAATTCAACAGCCTCGCCTGCTTTATCGAACGCAAGAACGTCAGTACTTGTCGGCATGGGTTCGGTGGTGCTTGCATTATCTTGCATGATGCCAGAAGCAGAGAACGTGCCGGACATCAGACCGCCGCGCTTGGTAGCAAAAGAATCGGTGAATGCCGTCACATCTGATACGACTTGCGAGAAGGTTGCCGACCAAGTGTTGAAGAGGATGTTGTGACCGTCTACGGTGCAGTTGCCGTCAGACCCAGTGATACGGTTTGCCATGTTTGGCTCCTTTAGGAAACGGCCCCAGTGCGAAGCCTGAACTCAGTAACTACTCGAAGGTACTCGCCCTCGACTGTGCGAATACCGTCATTCGTGCATTCAATTTTTGCACTCCCGTGATTGTCGATGCTTGGGGTGCTGTTATTCATAAGCGTCAGCAGTTTGGTCTGGATGCCGCCGAGGGCTGTCATACCGTTCTGCTTCCTGTTGTAAATATCGACTTGGAACAGATAATCCTTGAGGGTGCTGCCGTTGAACGTCTGGTCAAAGGGTGCGCTCAAAAGGTTGAACACGGCAAGCGGCACGGCCTCCATGCTTGGTGCTTCCCGTTCATAGATCCGACCACTGACTGCTTCGTGGAACGAGCCGCCACTAGTGTCGCTGATCAGTTGCGTGTAGAACGCTTTCACTGCGTCTTGACTCACCTGCCACCTCTCGATGCAAACTTGCGGAACACAGAACCAGCAGCCTTTATGGCCGCATCGCCCGCCTTCTTTGCTCCCTCGTTCAATGCTCGACGCATGTACGGGCGTGGGCCTTGGTTGTATGTTCGACCCTTGCTGTCTGTACCGACAAACCCAAACTCAAGGCGTGCCGCATACGGAATGATCTTGCCATCAGGGCC